AACGTGCAGTATTCTTTGCTGAACAACATGAGCACATTCAAATTGTGCAAGGTTGGTTAGTGCATCCATACTTGCGCCATGACAAGCATAATGGTCAGACCATCATTGAACCTTACTACTGGAACTATGATGTTAGCCAAGACAAACATATTTCTATAAGTCCTAAACTAAATGAAGATGTTACTTTTGTTCTTGATCGCTGGGATTTGTTTGATCCAATCCACAACACAGTATATCCATACCCTCCAGTGATTCACTTGGTTCAAACCAAGTTGGGCATTGTGTGGACCTTTAGACAAACTGATAACAGTTTGTTGACCACACCGGATATCACTGATGCATCAATCATTGAAGAACTAACAAAGGACACGCCTCGTATCCTTCTTGCTTAAATATTTGGATGAAGTATCCAGAAGTTCAAAGTCCCTTAGTAACTGTTTTTCAAAAAATCGACAACAAAAGATGGATCCCGGTTAAACGCTATAAACGTTATCGGGTGCCATCTGTTGAAGACGTTGTTGAACAATTGGGTATTGCCATTGGTAGCCCAAAAAGCAAAGGTGTTAACATATCCAAAACTGAATGTCCTGGTTGTCATCAAATAATGACACGCCTGGCTATCAATGAAACACATGAATGCACAGGTGACACTGGCACTCGGGAAGAACAACAAGAGTTTACCAAACAAGTTCAACTTAATAGAGCATTGATTAGAATGGATGCTAACAGCAGAATGGTTTTAAGAAAACTGCTGTCACCTGAAGAGTATGAACGTGTGTGGATAGAACACAATAGCAGACACAAAAAGTAACAAAAGGCCCGCTAATATCGGGCTTTTTCTTTATCGGAGATAAATAATTTTGTAAAGGAAATATTATTATGACAAAACGCGGACCCAAACACAACCCTAAATTCTGGCCAGATGATGGTCATGACGTGATGCTGAATAAAGCCAAGCTCATGGCCAAGACCACATTTGAACCCAATGGATGCTGGCACTATCATGGACCCAAACACAAACAAGGGTATGGATTCACAAGTGCATTGCGTAAAGTAGATCAAAAAGTAATTCAAGTAACAGCCCATAGAGCCAGTTATAGATTATTCTGTGGTCCCATAGTCCAGCCCAACATCAATCACACATGCCACAATACACAGTGCATCAACCCTGCTCACTTGTATAATGGCACACAGAAACAAAACGTTCAAGATGCTTATGCAGCAGGTCACATGCCCCCACACAGAAAAGGCAATAAGCGTAAATCCATTGATGTTGAGCGTCATAGACAAGAAGCCACAAAAACAAAACAGCGTAATCGCAAATACAAATACAGCGAAGAAGACATTCAATTTGGTCGAACTGCTAGCCTAGATGATATACAGGCTCGCTGGAATCTCAATAGAGGACAAGCAGTAGGCCGAAGACATGAATTTTATAGACTATATCGTTGGCTACCATGGCCAGAACAAAAACAATGAAAGGAAATGAAATGAGATTTCATATATTTGGGTTACCCCATACAAAAACAAACCAAGACTATACAGCTTGCGCCTACACAGCAAAGGTATTAAAGTTTGCACGAATGGCCACACAAGCCGGACACACAGTAATACATTATGGTCATCCGGACAGTGAATTAGAATGCACTGAACACGTGAATGTAATTTCCCGTGAAACCTATACTCGAGTCTATGGTCAACATCCATACAAAAACAAATTCTTTAGATATGATATCAACGATGAAGCATATCAAGAGTTTTATAGAAATGCTATCGCACAAGTTGCTATTCGCAAACAAGCCAATGATTTCTTACTGCCATTTTGGGGTGTGGGTCACAAGCCAATTACAGATGCCTTTCCTGATCTAATCACCGTGGAACCTGGTATTGGTTACGCAGGTGGACATTGGGCACGTTGGAAAATCTTTGAAAGCTATGCAATTTATCACGCCTACTGTGGATTACATTCTGTGGGCAACTGTAAACAAGACAACTATGAAGTTGTTATTCCCAATTACTTTGATCCTGATGACTTCACATACAACAGCAACAAACAAGATTACGTATTGTTTCTAGGCCGAGTATACAGTGGCAAAGGACTTGATATTGCAATCCAAGCCACAAAAGCTGCTGGCATGCAGCTCAAGATTGCTGGACAAGGATCCATGGCAGATGCAGGTTACACAACCATTCCAGATCATGTTGAATACATTGGTTACGCAGACAGAGAAACTCGCAGAGAACTAATGGCCAACGCCAAGTGTGCATTTGTTGCAAGTCAATATGTAGAACCATTCGGTGGCGTGCAAATCGAAAACCTACTAAGCGGAACTCCAACTATTACCAGTGACTGGGGTAGCTTCACAGAAAACAACATACATGGCGTAACCGGATATCGTTGCAGAACCTTTGAACAATACGTTTGGGCTCTCATGAATATTGACAAAATCAACCCACAAGATTGCAGAGACTTTGCTATCAACAACTTTAGCCTTGATGCTGTATGGCCCAAGTATGAAGAATACTTTCAAATGGTCCTAGATGTATACACAGGCAAGGGCTGGTATCAAGAACACGAAATTAACACTATTGAATTAACTAAGAAATGGATCCCAAATGGAACACTATGAAGAAGAACTAGCTTACTGGGGCGACTGCACAAATACCTTTAACGAAGACATGAAACATTATGTGTATAGCCGATACATGGGACTAACTGGTTCTAACTGGAATTTAGATCTCAATAATACTAGAGTAATTGACATCGGTGGCGGCCCAACCAGTATGCTGTTAAAGTGCCGTAACTTAAAACAAGGACTTGTTGTAGATCCTATTGCATATCCCAAATGGACACAAGATCGCTATGCCAGCAAAAACATACAAGTGCAAGTCAAACCCGCAGAACAATTAACTGAAACTGGATGGGATGAAGTTTGGTTATACAATGTGCTACAACACACCGAAGATCCAGAATTGATTATCAGTCTAGCCAAACGTGCAGCACCAGTGCTGAGAATATTTGAATGGATTGATATTCCTCCACATCCCGGCCATCCACACATGCTTACTCAAGCTAACATGGAAAAGTGGGTTGGAAGCACAGGAACAGTGACACAACACCATGGTGAAAATGAATGCTATGGGCGTAGTTGGAGCTGTGTAGTTGTCCAAACCCAGCTATAAGCATTAGGCAATAAAGACGATCACAGTTATAATACAAGCACAACAAAGCAAAAGGTTCTTATTATGTTATGGTTTTTGTTATTCTTATTGGCATTGGGTTTCGTTCTTCGCATTGGTGAAACAGCCGAAGAAAAAGCTCAGTATGAAGAAGGATTCAACAAGAGATTCCCAGGACTCAACGACTGGGCCCGTAAACAACAAGAACGTAGAGCCGAGTTGGAATCAAAGAAGTAAGTAGATTCACATTTTAGCCTTTTAGCTCACTCTTAACACAGTGGGCTTTTTTGTGACTTTTTATTATACCCTTTAAATAGAGTATGGAATCGAATTACAAAAACCCTGCATTGCATCGCTATGCCAAGAGCTTTGAATCTAGAACAGATTGGCCTGGACGTGGCGAACCACCAATTAAGATCAACGAAAAACTGTTGCTAGCCGACGGGCGTGTGTTTGACACTCGTAATTTGCTTAAACAAGTTACCCACAGTGAAAGTATCACACTCACAGTTAAGGGACAACCTCCCAAAGTTAGAAAAGAACGTAGACCCACAGCAGGCGCACCCGCCAAATACTCCGATGAAGATAGATTGTGGATGGCACATGCTAGCCCAGAACAAGTGCAGGCTAGATACCCAGTTACTCGACATTATGCCAAGATGATGATCAAAAATGCACAAAAACGGTTCGGTTTAGTCTAACTAAATAAAGTTATGAGTCTGAAAAGGATTCACATTTAAACAGAATTACATACTATGGAAAAGAAGAAAGTAGGCGGAGCACGTCCAGGCGCTGGTAGACCAAAGGGTTCTACTGGTAAGGTCACGGCCGCAGCACTGCTAGAACAAGCTGATCAAACACTAGGTAAACCCTTCATTGTTAGTTTAATGGAAGGCTACCGTGACAGCATTAACGCACAAGATAACAAATCCCGGGTGATCTACGAAAAGATGATCCTGGATAAAGTGGCTACAACCTTGATTGAAGCCGACATTAACGACAGTGAAGACGCTATTGAGTCTAAGAAGCGAGCTTTTGCGGAAGCACTAGCAGCACTAACCACCGTTACTGACAAGACTAAATAACATAGCACTTAGGAAACATAAATGCCTTTAATTAAAAGCTCAAGTAAGAAAGCCTTTGAAACTAACGTGAAGAAGGAAATAGCTGCTGGTAAACCACCAAAGCAAGCTGTTGCCATCGCATACAGTGAAAAGCGTTCTGCAGGAGATCATCACTCTAGTCATAGTGCCAAGCGTAGCGAACACTATCACAAGGCTGTAGTCAATCCTGTTACAGTGGGCAGCGGTGAAACCAAAATGACACGTGCTGAATACAGTAATAAGAAAGTTACACGAGGATGAAGAAGCCCGAACTTAAAGGTGTTTATAAATTAAATCCCACCAAAGCCGTAATGAAGCAGGGATCACGGGCAGCAAAGTTGGCTGTCACTAGTGACACAGAAGCAACTAAGCGTTTAAAACGACTACAAAAAAGGAAAAATAAATGAAACCCGCAAAAGATCAAAAAGATCAAAACCTTGATTTCAATGGACAAGCAGGCGATGGTGTTAACCGTGCAGGCAACCGTTTCTCAGGTAACCACAGTGGCCTAACAGCCAAAACAAACTATGGACGTGGCCCAACTAAAGGCAACATGGACCGTGAAGGCCGTGAAGTCAAAGAAGGCAAGAGCGTTACACGTGATCCAGCACGCCGTGCTCCAGCAACTGCATCAGACAGTCGCGGTAAGATCAATGGTGGTGTAACTGTTAAGTGCCCTCCAAACAGTGACAAGATTCACGTAGGAAAATAATATGGCAATCTCTACACGCAACCCACACGCAGTTGACAACGTTAACGTTAAGCAAGGTCCACGCACCGGCAACAACGCTAGCACAACAAAACGCAACGAGTTCAAAGCAGCCAAAGAAGAACGTGCTCCATTAGCGGACATGATCGAAAAGGCTTATGGTGCTCGTGCTCAGAAGGACTTTGTAGCCAAGGACCTAGAGCCAATCAGCTCTAACACCAAAGCCAAGTTCAAGAAGTAAACAACCTACCTTAGGATGTGGCTTGAGGAGTTGTGCCTAACAGCTCCATATTCTATTATAAGGAAAAGAAATGAAGAAGAACGATAAAGCACCCGTTGAAAATACATGGGACATTGAACCAGAAACTGCTACCACAGCCGTAGCTCCAGCAACAGAAGATGTTACTTGGACCGTTAGTAAAGAACCCAAAGCAAAAAGTAAAACTAAAGTTGAAGCTGTTCTATTAGACAGTGGATTCGACATGGAAGGTTTGATGACCGACTTCCCTACAGCCACAGAGTTGCAGAAGTTTGTTTACGACCAAACAGGTATTGCTCTTAACTTAAAGGGTCGTGCCAACAAGTTGAAGTATCAAATTGCATTGGACACACTTAACGGTGTAACTCCAGATGCCATGTTCATGTCAAGTGAGAACCCATACTTGGACAAGAATGAATTGGTGCCCACAGAACCATTCAAAGACACTCCACCAAAGGATCCAGCTATCAAAGGCTTTGGTCCAGAAGTAAACAAGTTTGATACTAACCTATTCCCTCATCCTGATCCAGAGTTACGTGCTCAAGACCAGAAGAGTCAGGTATGCTTTAAGAAGTATGCCAATGGTGCTATCACTTATGAGATCCTTGGTCCAGTTGCTCAACGTGCAGTTGGTGAGAAGATCAACAAGTTTGGTCAGAAGCAGCCTGAGAAGTATGTTTGGATTGATCCACGCAACGGTGAACAAGTTATTCGTCATGGTGACGGAACTTACACAGCATTGGGAACTCGCCTACGCAGTTTCATGAAGCGTCAACGCATGAACAACACCAACCAATGGGACGTTTGGATTGACCGTGACTTCGTAGTGTCAGAAGAGTTTGTAATCGATAACCCATGGAACACAAACTAATATGAGCGAACGTCAAATCCTGTCAGTTAGACAAGCTGAAGACGTTAAGATCATGCAAAAGGTCAACGGCGCACACCGTGAGGCCTTTGCTGAAAAGTATCCTGGACAGGTCGAACACTGCTTACGCTTGGTTATGGAAAGGCTCCAAGTGGGCCTTGACAAGCGTGATGGAGTGGACATTGCCAATCCCGATACTTGGAGACTTAACCCAGGCGAACTTGCTGACCTTTCCACTGCTGCTAAAAACTTAAACGATATCCGCAACGGATTTCAAACAAAGGAACAGTAATGCTTGATCCAAGCCTTCTAATGCGTAGAGCTATTAGATACGTATGCGATCAGCATGGACTTAAACCTGATAGCCTAACACACTTTGATCTTGAGACTCGTAATAGGTTTCAAGATCTCGTGTTGGACATTCAAGAGGACATGAAGTATGACCAACTCAAATACTTTAGACCCTTTGAACATCAGATTGAATTCTTTAAAACTGGTCAATGCGATCGTCGTGGCATCCTTGCTGCTAACCGTATTGGTAAAACTGTTTCAACCTGCTTTGAAACTGCATATCATTTAACTGGACAGTATCCCGAATGGTGGCCCGTCGGTGCCAAGCGTTTCAACAAGCCCGTGACTGTTATGGTTGCTGGTGAAGGTTGGAGTCAGGTTGCTATGGTATTGCAAGCTGAACTGTTGGGCACACCCGATATCAAGATTAATGAACAGTTGGGCACTGGAGCCATTCCACGTGATGCCATTGTGTTTGATACCATGCGTAATGATGGTGCCAACTGTATTGGCGTTGAGATCAAACATGTGTCAGGTGAGAACAGTTATCTGCTGTTTGCCAACTACACACAAGAGGTTCGCCAGATGCAGGGTTTCAAATTGACCCTAGCAGTGTTTGACGAACAACCACCAGATGACTTCTTCAGTGAAATTGTTACACGAACTGCGACCACACAAGGTCAAGTGCTGTGTTCGTTTACGCCATTGAAGGGCCTTAACGGATTGGTAAGTAAGTTTTGGAACCATGAAGAAGGATATGAACACATTAGAGTTAGTTGGGATGACGTCCCCGAGTATGATCCATGGGGTGAGCCATTCTTACTCAACAGCACACGTGAACAATTGGAACGAGACTATCTACCACATGAGCGTGATGCTCGCCGTAATGGTGTTCCTGTTATGGGTAAGGGCGCTGTATTCCAAATCAGAAATTGGCCAACATACAAAACAGGCGATTACGATTTTCGCAACACTGCTGGTATCCAGCGTATTATTGCTCTCGACTTGGGCTTGGTTAATGACAAAACTGTTATCAGCTTGATGTATTGGGATCCACGTGAACGTGAAGCATGGTTGCACACACAGATTGTTGTCAAGGGCACAGAAGAAGCCAACCCAATGAACTACATCAATCACCTAATGCGTCCTGAAGTATTTGGAACTCCTATTGTGTTGCCAGCTGATGCTAACACACAAGGTCGTTACACAATGAACACGCAGAGTATTCGTGAACTGTTTGAAAGCTATGAACTCAACGTGCATCCAGATGCTATCATGAACCCACCTGATGATCAAGGGCGCAGAACAAACCATAAGAGCTATGGTATCAACAACATGCGTCAAATGCTGGAATTGGGCACCCTGCACATTAACGAAAACTGTGTGGAATTCATTCGTGAAGCACAGAACTATTTCGTTGATCCACAAGGTCGATTCTCTGATCCAGATGACTGTATTGACTCTGCTCGTTATGCACTGATGGGCGTATTGCAAGGTATTGCTGAACCATGGGATGGAAGAAGCCCACAACAACGTATGCAAGCGTTTAGACACCAGTATGAAGCGGCTAAATGGACTAAGGAAAAGGA